TTTACTTATAAAGAAAATAAATCACGTGCTTTGGACACGCCTATAAAATCATAGGTAAATGCTGTCTCACAGCTTCAGGTTTTATTCTTAACCAGGAACATATATTTCATCTAGAAAGGTAGTGTTATAAATCACATTCCACTAGAACCTACATCTACGTTTAAACTAACATAACCCTCAAGGAGGCAATTGCTGCACAATTACCAGTACTAAAGGTTGCAATTGGACGCAATCTACAAGTGGTTACTCCATCGGAAGGATAATAAAATGATCCCGAAAGTATTCCAGTTGTAACATCTGCACCCACTGCATTAAAATCACACGATGGTGATAACGTAGAACCAAGAGGACCAGAGCCTGCCCACCATTGTACTATCCACTCTGTATCAGTACCAGTTGCTTCAAACTGAACCACATAATCTATCAGGTAATTTCCTACTGGCAACAAAATCAAACCAGTGCCAGAATCGAATGAGCCTGCTATCCCATTATAAATATGAGAACCTGCCGGCCACAAAACAGTTCCAGCAACAGTAGTAGTTAACGTCAAAGCAGTTTGCTGATACAAATAAGCCACTTGATTATTGGCTGGTGCAACAAGTGTTGAATCAAGAATCGGAACCTCCAACAAAACTGAGTATCTAATATGTAACTCACCCAACTTCGTGGAATTATCCGAAACACCCGACGTAGAAACCCAAATGTTTCCACAATCAAAGGTCTTGATATCCGCTGCTCCAGGCAAACCTGCTGGTCGCACATAAAGTGGCAAACCAGTAGGGTGCAACAAAGAACCAGGTATACGCCTTTTAAAATTTTCACAAGGCATACCACTCATCAACAGCCTCTCATCTGTATCCAAAACTTGAGTTTTAGATCCAGGGGCTGGATCACCGGCATTCAGGTCCACATTGACCATAACCTTCCCAATGGTTCCAGCAGTAGCAAACTCACTAACCTCTCTCATATACTCTATTTCAACAAAATTGAAACGATACTTTTCCCACTGTTTAGCTATTGAACTTAGCCAAGGAAAAGTTGTTGCCTGTCCAGGATTCAATGGAAATGGAACTCCACCATTCACAACTCCAAATGTTCCCGCGTTTCCAACAACATCGTATATGAACTCCTGCTCCATAATTTGACAATTACGACGATTTAAACCAACTCTTGGATTTGGTTTAATCTGACCAGGACCTCGCGTTCTTTGTCTCTGACGACGAGGATTTTTAGGCAAACCACCACCAACTTGATTTCGTTGCTGGCGTGGCCTACGAGCTTTCTTATTTGCTCTCTTCTTAGCTTTAGGTACTGATTTAATATTTCCTTTATTATTCATACTTAACTTTTTATTTGGCGTCAATTGTCTCTTTACTTCGGAATCCAAACAAAAAGGTGTCAAACTAAAATGACGACCAGTCCATAAAGCTTTGAGTGCATCATCTGACAACACCCCGCATTTTGCTATAATCCAATCTGGATCATCACAACATACTGCATCATACTTATTAATTAACCACGCTATCAATTCCCTTGCAAATTTCCTAAATTGCAAGTCGGTCCATCCATTTACTAGGATGCCTCCAATGCGTGTCAAAGTTTGTGCAGGCCCTACATTCTTCTTCTTACAATATAACAAAGAAGTCATAAGTTTTTCCCTACTATAAACAGGTACTGCCACATTATCAACATAAACTGTCCGTGCTGACAAATAATCCAACTCTTCAGGTGGACGTGGATCTAAACTATCTGTAGTGGTTGAAACACCAATCTTATCCCATTCAGCTATAACTGTACGCGCATTATAAAATTTATGCGCCCAATCGCTGACGGTCCAAGTGTTATCATCACCACATAAGGCTTTTGCTGTATTTCTTTCAAACTCTTCATGCGAAGCTTTCTCTAAACCTACCAATTGAATCCAGGCGTACGCCATTAAAGCATACAACACAAAAGTGTTATCAGTTATCGTATTTATTGATCCTGAAGGATTTCCACCTTTCTTAATCACAATAACACCTTCTGGAGTAATAATCAAACTATTAATAATATTTCTATAAACATTCAATACGCGGACAAGCGTTTGGGGTGTCTGGTCTTCTGGCCGAAACATTCTCCAACGCATCAACGCGCATCTCCACATCATATTTGATCTTATACTACTATCATATTGGCTTTCATCTAATGCATAACCTTTTGTAAAAACCTTCAACTTTTGAATTAACCGTTCCCAATTTCCATACATGGGAGCCCAACCAACAGTACTAGCACTTTGCAAATGTGAAGCATAAAACTTCTCATTCATATCTGCAAATAATCTATTTCCATGTACTGTTAAATCTATTGGTCCGGCTGTAAAAGTGCGTTGCGAATTCTCATTTATCTTCTCAAATAATCTAATCTCTTCTTTTAATGAGTTCGTCCACACACAGGTCCATTCAGGATCTTCCCCGATT